GGAAGTACTTTATCAATAAAGTTCTTTGTTTCTAATTCACAATTAGATAAATTTAATAAAGCATTCTTATTAATTAATGCATTCAAAAATGTGTGAATGTCAAAATAGTCATTTATTTGTGTAATATAAGGTACATCAGTATCTCTTTGATTTTTAATTCCATAATATTTAGGTAAGGTTGATTTCTCAAAGTTACCTATTTTAATATGAAAGTTAGTGTTTTCTAATTTCCAACGTTTGCTTCCAAATTCATATAACATATCTTCTGGTTTTTTATTAATATAGACAAGGATGTTTTCAGGTGTTAAATTATTATGTCTAAATCCAGGAAATTCCTTTTGTAAAACAGCTAATGTATGTATTACTTGAAATATTAATGGTTTATATTCACAACTATTTTTTTCCATATATTCTTTAAGAATTTTTGATTGAAGAAAATGTTCTCTTACTCTTACGGATAATATTGGTTTAATTTCATTAAAGTCTACTTTTTCTTTTATATTTTTATAAATTGGAATGTTTTTTAGTAGAGGCTCTATTTTTTCAAAAGATATATCAAAATTGACTATAGGTAATAAAATATGTTGAGTTTTCTTATTAATTACAAGTTGACTTAACAAGTATGAAAATAATGAATCATTATTTGCTTTATTACTTAAATTATCAGATTCATCAGTATAAAATCCAATTTTAATTGTTACTGGAAAAGAATCAGAAAATCGTTTGAGATAAATTAATTGTTCATTAGCATTATAACAATTATAAGATAATTTACTTCCAATGATTTCTTTCAATAATGTCAATGATTCTTCTTGATTTATAATTTTAATATCTTCTAGTTTAATTTTTCCTAATTGTATTTTATCTATTTCAAAACATGTTTTATAATTTTCATTGTATAAAAAATTATAAAGTAGATTAATTTTTTCTTCCATTATTATAGCTGATTTTATAAAAAATAATATCAAAATTTTTTTATAACTATTTATAATGAATTATTATGCTTATATTGAAAACAATAAAATTATTATAACAGATAATAAAAATCCAGATAAAAAAGAAATCTCCACAAATAACATTCTAAAAAATTCTGAATTTGAATCATATGTAAATATTATATATGATAATTATAAAAAAATAGGTGCAAATTTTAGCGGAGATGACAACCCTACCTTATTTAATTTGGACAGAAAGGATGATATTCTAAAATTAATAAAAAGCAATAGTGAAGACCAAAAAAAAATTTTAAATTTCTTTTTCTTTTCGCGAAATAAATATATTGATGAAATAGGTGATATTGGCGATGCACAATTAAAATTAAAAAATGTAAAATTAGCCGATTGTAAGAAAAAAACTTTATATGATGTATCAACAGAATATTTTACTAATTTATTTTTTAAAAATGAAAGAATAAATGAAATCTTTCAATTTATTACAAATGTATTATTTCAAGTTATGATAAAAAAATATATCGAAGAAAATAATTTAAAACAAACAGATATAATTTTTATTTATAAAGGTGGTACTACTATGAAAATATTATTTGAAAAATATAAATTAATTATTCCTAATTTAAATGAGTATTTTAATAATAAAAATTTTAAAAGATCAGATTCAGATTATAGTATTATTATTAATCCTAATATTGTAAATCCGAATAAACATAGAAAAGAAATTATAAAATTATCTTTTGTCATTTTAAATGAATTAAGAAAAGTATTTTCTACCTGCAAAAATGTTTTATTTGATAATTGTGAATTAAACGACGAACTTGTGCAAGATTTTATAGAAAAATTCAATATAAATTTAAATAATACAGAATGTAAAGATATATTTAAAAATATAAAAATTGTTGGTTTAACTTATGGTGATAAATTATTTTTTAGTGAATGTAAATATAAAGATAGATTTTATAATAATGATGATATTAAAAATATAAAAGAAAAAGAGATTGATACTTCTATTAATACTGATCCTCCTGCAATGGTTATAAGAAAAATAGGTAAAATATTAAATAGAAATTATAAATCAACTAGAAAAGATATGTATGTTGAAAATGATAAATTATTTTTTATGTTAGATGAATTTAATTATAAATCAACCAAAAATAGTATTTATTTATCTATGAATAATAATATAAATCAAAAGCATAAAACAATAGAATATAATAATTTTTCATTATTAAGATTAAAAATGAATATAATATTATTTTATATTAATACCAGTGATAATACTATTGGTATTTCAAATGCACCAAGTGAATTAATAGATTTATCAGTTCCAAAAATTGATTCAGATGAATTAAAATTTATTTATGAACATGATGTTAGAAATGAAATAATTAAATATAAACCTACAAATACATATTTAGATTTTATATACAATGGTTATTCTATTAATGGATTTATTTATGATTTTATTAAACAATTATATATTGCATCAAATCCACCTTGGGTAGGACCTAAATTTGAAAAGAGGATTCAAAGATTTGCTTTTTTTATATTATTATCTTTATTAGAAATTAAAAACAAAAATAGTGAAGTTAGTTATAAAAATTTATATATGAATTTAGAAAAGATGATATTATTTTTTAAAATAGATTATATTACAATTTCAAATAATTTAAATGATTCTAAAATTTTATTAGAAAAAATATTTAAATTTTTCATTATGAATAAACATATTTCAAATATTTATCTTGTGAAAAATTATTTATTAAATTTATTTGATTCTAATAATAATGTTTATACGCCAACTGAATTTATATCAAATGATATTAAAAATTATATATTAAAAAATCCAGAAGAACAACTGAAATATGATACTTATCGCACAGAAATGATTCAGAATTTTGAAAAGATTATTATTATATTGAAAACATTGGAAGCAAATAATACTTCTATTCCATTTTCATCATTTGTAAATATAGGAGTAGTTAATAAATATTTAAAATATAAACAAAAATATTTAAATTTAAAGAAACTATTATAATTCAAGGATATCTAAATTGTACTGATAGTCGTGACCTTTTATATAATTGGAAAAAAGATAAATCAATCTTATAATATAAGCTTCAAAACATTCAATATGTCTTGTACCTAATGATTTTCTTAATTCAAAAATAGATGTGATTTCAATAATATGTGATTTTAAATTAATATCTTCGAAATATTTTAATAATTTTAACATTATTTCACTAATTATTTCTTGTGTAGTGATATTTGTTATTGATAATGTATAAAAGGATTCTCTGCATTTTTTAATACTATTTAACAAGTTTTTAGAATTGTAATTCTTCTTATTGATTATCATACTCACTATATTATCTAATATCTTATCTTTAGTATTATCAAATTGATGATTATATTTTTTAAATTCCAACAACCACATCGCATTATAGATTTTATTATCACAGTTTTTTAATATTTTAGCTAATTCATATGGTGTTAGTTCCATTTTTTCATTAGAACAAATATTCAATACCGTATTTAAAATTTGATTTTCATTAGGTAAAGGAACTCTAACTTCAATACATCTAGACCTTAATGGTTCTATCATTTTTGATAATTGGTCACAGATGAAAATAAATTTACAAGTATTTGCGTACTTTTCCATAGTTCTTCTTAATGAAGCTTGTGCTGTATTAGATAAACTATCTATTTTATTAATAACTACAATTTTGAATAATCTTTTATATTTGAAAATGTTTAATATATCCGTTTTTGCATAGTTCTGAATTATTTCTTGAATTAAATATTTATCAAATCCATTCGAACTAGGTTCAATTACAATATGAAATTTAGATTGCTTGATTAATACTTTGGTCTTTGAATTTCCATAACCATTAATAATATATTCAATATCGTTTAATTCTGTATTTTCCTTATTGTAAATTCTCTCTAATAATTTATCTACTAAAAATTCCTTGCCAGAACCAGGTTTACCATAAACCACTAGATGCTGAAAGTTAGCAAATCTTAATATTCCACTGTCTAAAATATTAATAATCTTGGATACTTCTTGATTATCTGTATTTTTTAATTTTGAATAAATCTCATTGTGATTATCAAAGCTTTCTAATATTTTTTCAATAATTGATTGATGCCACACATAATTAGTAGAATCTTTAAAGTATTTATCTATTAAAAACATTAATATATAAATAATTGTTTCTTTTAAGTGAAAGCATTATAATAAAAAAGTTGATAAAAAATATTATTATTAAAATCTATTCTATATTAATAAAAAAATGTATCTTTCTGACTTTAACATGATGCTGGACAGCAAAATGACTAACTGTTTCTCTGAAATATCATTAGATAAAAATGTTATTAACGATCTTAACGAAAAATTGAAAGAAAATAATTCTTTGTATAATATCAATAATAATATATCTGATGCTCAAGAAAATACAAAAACTAATCAAGGAAATAGAGGAGACAAAAATGCCAACAATCAAAGACCTACAACTACCAGAGGAACATATAAAACTTCTAAAAAGTAAGAACAAAATTAAAAGTCTAAATAAAACATTTTTAGAGGAAATGAAGAATTGCAATGAAAAATGTTGTAAATGTAATAGGAACGCAAACTATCTCAATAAAACCAACGATTCATTGTTATGTTGGAATCATTCTGTTAATTTATAAAAAAAAATTTGAAATTAATTTATATTCATTTAATATTTATAATATTTAATGAAAGTAAAAGAGGCTCTTAAAGATTTAAATCTTAAAATAAATTCTATACTAGTGGAAGCTTATACAGAAATAAGCGAAGAAATCAAAAATATTAAAAAGATTATTGATGATGAAAAATCAGAAGAAAAGATTAAACTGATTGAACAAATATGTAAAGGAGAAGGTTTAAATGATAAAGAATTAAAAAATAAATATTTATCAGAGAAAGACAAGAAGAAAATTAAAATAATACCAGAGACTATTGAACTTATTAATGATGAACTGTTGGATACTGTTGAGATTGAAGATAAAACTTATTATTACGAACCAAAGGAAAAAGGAAATATTTATGATTCTAGTAAAAAGGTAGTTGGTACATACAAAAATGGAAAATTTAACCTAAGCTAATCTTTTTAGATTGATTAATTCTATTAATCTTAAAATAGAATGTTTGTTCCAGTTTGAATATTTTTTTTGAAATTCATTAACACTTTTAACATTGTATGGTTGATTATTAAATGTTTCAAAGAAAGTTTTTAAATCAGAGTAACCTCCCAATAATAATGAATTATTATTTTTTTTAAGATAAATTTGAGGGAAGGTACTAATTTCATTAGTTTTATATTTTTCTTTATCATTAGATGTAACTTTTAAAGATTTAAAATTTGTTTTATTATCTGTTAATAATTCTAACGCAGCATTAGAGTAGGGACAACCTTCTAAAACAACGACAAATAGATAATACATTATATTATCATATATTTTATTTTAAGGAATAATATCTAATTCTCAATAATAATATGCCAGGAGGATTAGTTCAATTATTAACAGTTGGTATGCAAGATGCGCCACTTATCATAAATCCAGAAATAACATTTTTTAAAACAATATACCGAAGATATACAAATTTTGCATTAGAACAAATTATTAAACCAATAGGAACAAAAAGATTTGGAACATATTTTCAATACAAGGTACCAAATGTAAATGATTTATTAAGTGGCTTTCAATTTATTATTGATATACCATTCATTGATATTTTAAAAACAGTTACTACTAGTACAACTACTACCACCGCTTATGATATTAATGAGTTAAGTGTAATCTATAGTTCAACCAAAACATATTTATTATTTGAAGAAACATCAATGAATTATTATTTAGTTCCAGAAACATTTTTTAATTTATCTAGTAATGATCGTTATTATAGCCAGGTTAATGGTATTACCTTGGAAGAAAATTTGTTAGCAGGATTAAATTTACTTGGAACAAATAATTATGGTATTGAAGTTAATATTTTTCAATTAAAAGAATCTTCATTAAATCAATTGTTACCAGTTTTAAGACTAAATTTTAATAACTGGTTTGAATTTTGGTTAAAAATATTTGATAAAAACGATGAATTTATTTATTTTACAAATATTGTATCACAATTAAATTTAGTATCTGACTTAAATGCTAAATTAAATTTAATTTTATACGATGGCTATATTAATTATAATGTATTCAATCAATATAGAAATTATTTAGATTTTAAGAATGAAATTAAAAATTATTTTAATTATAATCCAGCTAATACTCAATTGATTTACGATGTAGATTATGCTATTAATTATGCTAATTTATTAAATTTTGATTCTACTATTTATAAAAATAATGCTCTACAATTAAATTCTTTATTTTATTTATTTTTATTACAATCTATCTATGCAAACTTTAGTCAACGGATTAAGGGTTATACATTTTGGAAAAAATATCAATTAACAATTAATAATTTAGTGGATACTAGTGTAATAGTTCCAGATACTAATTATTTTTTAGAATGGAAGAGTAAAGTAAATGTGTATCAAAATAGTAGTTTTGATAATTTAGAAATTTCTGAAAAATTTAAAAAAAGTTATTTTGGAACTGAACAAACAATTAATACTTTATTTAATACATTAAATATTACTGATACCGAAAGATTTTGGTGTACCTTAAAAGTATTTTATAATCAATTTACTGATAATACTACTAATACTATTTGTTTTGATGATTATTTTAATCCAAATTCAACGACATTAAACTTGAATTATAATATTAATAAATATTTTGAAAATGTTTATTCTACTTTAAACACTGATTCAAATTTGAATTCAAGTTGGTCAAATTTTGATGACCCTACTTATATTCAACCAGTTGATTTAGCATTAATTTATCCATATTTAGCTTATAAATTAACAGATGCTGTAGTAAATCAACAATTGTTTAATGATTATACCTTTTTTGTTACATGGCGAAATAAAATTAATATTGCTTATTTTTTTAGAATAGGTGAAAATTTGGATAATTATTATTCAGAAAAAGTAAGTACTAATTCTTTTCAAAATACTTTCCTTACTTTAAATGATTATGATCAAAAAACAAAAAATTTGACCTTCTATCATAATATTAATGTTAATAGAAATTTGAAAGTAGATAATATCAGAGAGGAAATGAATAAATTATTTTATAATGAATCATTTTATGGTTCAATAAATATTAGTTCTAAAGATTTATCAGCTAATTATGTCTTCCCCGCTAATTCTTATACAGAAGTTGGTGTTATTAATTATGATTTAATTAATCAAGAAGTTATTATTACTGATCAAGATTCTTTTAGTTATGTATATAGTGATAATACTTTAACAATTAATAATTGGAACAGAACATATTATGAAAGAATATTAATTGAAACTTTTAATGGATTTTTAGAAGTCTTTAATTTTAATGTTAAAGATAATACTTTATATATTTACCTATCTAACAGTATTAATTTAAATAATTCTTCAAAAATAACAATTCAAATGATTAAAAATATATTAGTACCTGTATTAGATTTTGTGCCTAAAGCTGATTCTAATGGTAATATTAATTATCCAAATATAAAATTAAATAAAAATAATTTTCCAGATATAAATTTTAATGCAATTGAAAATCAAGAAATTCCTTATAAAAAATATAATTTATATAATGTAAATGATTCTATTATAATTAATAATAATATTATTATTGAGAATGGTATTATAAAAATTTTGGGAATTAATGGAAGCTATAATAAATTTTATGAATTAAAAATTATTAATTATGATTATTCTATAGAAAGAATACCAATTAGATTAGATAATGATACTATTATTTCAAATATAAATTTAGATTTTATAAATATTATTATTATTGATTTAATTGAACTTGATTTTAATTTAGAATTAATAGAGAAAGATGTTATTATTGAAGATAATATAGTTTATACAGCAGTTACTAATGTAAATATTAATAATTATTTTTGGTTAGTAGCAACTATGGATCCTAGTAATAATATATTACCAAAAAATAAATTTATACCCGTTATTTACAATGGAACTAATTTTATTGTATATGGTAATTATTTAAATTATACTTGGGATTTATATCAAATATCAAATAGTTTAGTTCCTAATTTATATCCTATTCTATATCATTATTTAAATACTGATATTTCTGGAAATATTAAGAATTATCAACTAAATTCTAGTTTTTATCAAGAGCCATTTATTTTAAATACTTATGGTAATCCGGAACCTTATTATTATTTTTATAATTTACCATCTAATCATAGTACTATTTCAATTACTATTAATGGTTTTACTGTTAATAAATTATTTTCAATTAATCCTAGTGAATTTTATACAAAAGACAATGTAAGATATCCTGTAGTATTTGATATAATTAATTTAAAGTCATATATTGATAAAGTAACAATAATTAATTTATTTAATAGTTTATTTGATTCTAATTTTTTAAATAATCCAAATTATTCTTATTTATTATCAACTATTGAAACAGCATCTACAACTTATGAGAATTTATATTTAGATTCAATTACTACTTTACAAAGCTTAGGACAAACTATTAATACAGTAGTAAAAAATACTATACCTATTAACACTCTTAATTTATTACAATATAATTCATTTAATTATAATACTAATTCTTTAATAACACCTGACTATTATAATTTATCGAGTAATTTTATTTCCAATGGAATTGGTATAGGAAAATTATTAATTTCTAACAAAGGTATTATTTTAACTCAATTAAAACAAAAATATCAAAGCTATACAAAGATTAAAGATAATTTGATTGGTTATTTAAATGCTGTCTCTACAACGTTAGTAAATAATATTGCATATATTAATAATAATAATAATTTAATTAATCTTTTAGAACCAAGTCAATATGCGGAATCATATCAACCTAAATATATATTAGAAGGTGTTGTTGAAAATAATTTTTATAATATTACAAGCTATAAAATAAAAACATTATATGATATTAGTAGTGATTTGTCAAATGCTGAAATATATTTTAAAAATGAAATTATTGATTTATCTAGTAATAATGTAGCAACTGGTTCAACTTTAGTATCAATAACAGAAAAAACTTCATATGTAACAGAAATATTAGAAAATAATATTAATGATTTCAATTATGATATTTTTAATTATTTAGGACCTGTTTATTTTGTAAATGGTAATCTTCCATTTTTAGATAATTATATTTTTAAAAATTATTATAATGATTTGTATTTATTATTAGATGATAATTCTGTAGTTAGACTTATTGAAAGTATTACTGATAATACAAAAATATATTATAATGGATATGAATTTACACCATCTCCGCCAACTATATTAAATAGTGGAGCAATTGTTTATATTTATCAAATAAGTATATCTACATTAAATAATGAAAAAATAACAGGTAATTCAGTTATAATTAATTTTAATATTTATAGTATTGAATTATATGAAACTTATTATATTTTAATTGGAAAAAATCCATTAGAAATTCAAAATAAATGTTTAATTTGTGGTAATTCGTCAGGAGGTATTAATTCATTTACTCCAACAAATTTTCTTCTAGTCAGTAGTTATACTATTTATAAAAATTTTAAAACAAACATTATTGGTCCTAAAACTACAGGCGAGAAAGTATATTTAAATTCTAACAATAGTTTAAGTTATTTAGATTATATTAATACTAATAATAATGCTTATTACTCTATTGTTTCCAATAGGGTAACCATTTATAATATTACTAATAAATATTTAATACAACCTTTTACATTAGGTAATAAAACTGTAAATTTGGTTAATGATAATCAAACCTTATTCATTAATAACTTTAATGAAAGTTATTATTACAAATTAAATAATAATATAATTACTGGAAATAATTTTACTTTATTGAATATTTCAGGTAACTATAATTTATGGATATATCCTAATAAAAATTTAAAATTAGTAAACACTAATGTAACAGCTGATATTTCATCAAATGGAATAATGACTATTAGTGATTCTACTAATTTATTTAATTACTCTTATTATTATTTAGATGGAGATGTACATTATTTAGAAAAAGTAAGTGATTATTATCAACTTAATTCTTTCATAATAAATCCCAAAAATACTAATAATCTTTATTTGGTTGATGATTCAAATTTTTTAGCTAGAGATCAACAATATATATCAATAATAGATAATACATCTTCTACTGCAATATTACCAAATTTAGATTTAACACCAAATACATCTTTTGAAAATTATGCAAAGGTTCGTTCAAATTATTATTATGATAGTAATGAATATAAAAATGTTTTGTCAAATCAATTAGATATACTTACATCATTTGTTGATAATAATAATAAAACTTTTATTAAACCATTTAGTTTCTATAGTGATATATCGAATGTATTGATGCCAATTAATTTAGTATTAAATAATATTGGTTTTGATGATTTTTTAGCTTATAAGCGTTCAGATGTTGTTGATAATTATGTATTTGGTTATATTACTATACCAGGAAGTAACTTTACTTATACTTATGATATTTCATGTAATGATACTAGATTTCAAATAGACCCTAATTTAAATTTTTCATTAATAGATAGTTATGGTTTTCAACAATATAAATTAATTATTACTGTTAATAAAACACAGGTTTATTATAGTTCAATTTGGACTTTGAATTTAGAAGATACTACTATTAATTATAATATTTGTAATTTAAGAAATCTTGATGGAATTACACCTACATCAAATTTAATTAATGTTTATAACAATGGAAATTATATTAGTCCAAAAATATTTACAATAAATTCTAGTTATAATTTATTAGGCACAGGTATTTTTAGTAGAGATTCATCTGATAATATAATTTTTGATAATATAAATAATAATGAAATTAGACAACAAATATATTATAGTAGTAATATATTATATAAAAATAAATTAATAAAATTAGATTATAATTATGATCCTTCATATGATTATATTCCAGAATTGGTTCAATTTGGAACAATAACTATATTAAATCAAAATTATGTTAACATTAGTGTTACTAATAATTTAAAATATTTGATATTAACTACAAGCACTAATAAATTTATAAGATATGTTACTAGTGTTGATATATCCAATAATATTGCATATCTTAATTCCGGCTTGGACGCCGGAACATATAGCATACTTGGAAGTTCCAGAACTTTAATTTTAATTGATAATTCTTTTAATATTTATAGTAAAAATAATAAATATTATATTACTAATTATGAAAAGAATATACTTCGGGCTGGCGATATAATATCATTTGGGGATAATATATTTGAGGTAATTGGATTAAATAGTTTTACAATGTATTATGATTTAAATATTATTAAAGTAACCACAGTTAATAGTTATTATTCAGGATTTTATTTATTGTTTAGATTAAATCAAACACCAAAAATACAAAAAACACAATTGGTAAGTTTTCAATTAAATAATACACCAGTTTATAAATTATCTATTAATTTTCAAAATAATTTAGTCTTACAAAATTCAGGTAGAAATTTCTCAATTGATAGTGGTGATAATATATTTTTATATTATAAAGAAAATAAATTTTATAACATCTATAACTATTTAATAAGCATTAATGATTATCTTATTTATAATAATAATATTTATAGAGTTAATTATGTTAAAGAAAATGTTTTATTTTTGAATAACACTACTAATTTTACTGAAGGATTTTACACATTCTATTTACCTTATCAACCTTGTAAAATACAAAATTTAAGTTTTGATAGTAGTGGAAATGTAATTTATAACAGTGTTGATTTATTTTTCTATGAAATTGATGGAAATTTTACCAATAACATTAACAATATTAGTTTAGCAAATACTACAATATATACTAGAACAATTGAATTACCACAAAAATATTATTACTTTCAAAATAAGATACCAAGAGCTTTGAAAGCTCGTATTAATAATAACGAATTAACATTTAGTGATGATATATCAAGTTATAATTTTTATTATAATCAACCAATTCAAGTTAATTCATTTATATGTTATATTAAGACAATCGATAAATACAATAGAATAATAATCGATAGAAGTTTATTTCCAATAATTACTAATGTAAATATTTATTTTGGTGTGGTTAGTGATAAAGTATTATATTCTAATTATGAATTAGAAAAGTCTTGTTATTTAAAACCAACAACTAATTTAGGATTTTATAATTATTATGAACTATCTAATAATACAATAGTTAATTATAATATTTCTAATAATCTTGTTGTTTCTACTAATAATATTGTTTTTAAAGATAGTGTTTTTAATTTAGATACAAGTTCAAATATGATTAACCTACATAACTCTTACCACATCTTACTAGAAAAGAATCAATATAATCAATTTATTAGTCACTTGTGTCAATTACAAATTCCAAATAAACTTTATATTTTTACAAATGTAGAAGATTATAATTCAACATTTTATTTGGATAAGATTCATCCAATTCTATTGAATTTAGATAATACATTCTCTTATTTAAATAGTAAATTAATTATTCAACAGGATTTAAAATCGTTGCCATTTAATGAATTAATTATTTGGAGAAAGTATGATTTAATTATTACTGGATTAGTTGAAAATATTAGTTCTGGTTTTAGGGTTAGTATAGATGCAACAAATATTATTAATTTAATTGGATTTATTGATTTTTTTATCGATAAGACAATACCGTGTACTATTATAAAGGATAATGATATTTATTATTTGATTACAAGCCAAATTATTGAAAATTATAATTATCTCTATTCTCAAGAAAATAATTATATTGTAACATCAACCAAACAAGATTATAACGAAACTATAGTTGTCAATGATGATTATGCAAAAGCTTTTGAGGTAGAACATATCAAATTACCTACTACTTTAACTTTAATAACACAAGTTGATTATTATTATTATTCATTAAGTACAAATTTTAATATTTTTAATAGTAACGCATATTCATATACAACAGGATTTTTAAATTTAAAAGTATATACTAATTATTATGATAGTAATAAAGATCAACGTGTTATTCAAACAATAGATGAAATAAGTAAATTAGATAGTATTTTTATTAATGATGTACCAACTAATATTTTTGATGAAAATAAAATTTATTTAGATAGTGATGGTTCATTAAGAAATATTTTTAATAAAACTTATTTTAAAGTATCTGCATTATTTAATTCTTTGAAAACTTGGGATGCGTGGTCATTAGTTGCAAATTCGGAAATAGATAAAAGTATAATGTCAAAGGGTGATTTTAGTATGGATTTAAGTGGAAATATAAGTAGAACTACAAGCAATAATTATTATACTAATTTAGAAGTAAGTGATATTTCTGGATTTTTGTCTAATTTTAATAATGATTATATTAACTTTAATTCTTTGCAATTATTTGAAACAAGTTTTTATACTAATTTACAATATTTTATTAAAGTAGAAGCATTTTGGAGAAGTCCGATAACATATATAAATAATTTTATTTCAGATTTGGGTTTAAATTTTACATTTGATGGAACTAATTTATCAGTCAATAGTAACTTGTATCTAAATAATCAATTTATATTAAGATTTGATGGTACTAGATATAACCTTTCAAGAAATATAACAAATGTTAAAACAGAAATTTATAATTTAGTTAATAATAATTATGATGATAATTTATATGGTGTTAAAATAAACGATGTATTAAAATATATAGTTAGTTTATCTAATGATTATATAAATTTTGAATCAACTGTATTTGGATTTTCGGGTAAATGTGTTAATTATGCTGATTTACTTTTATATATATTAAAACAAGATTTATTTCAAAAAATACCAGATTACGAACAGCAATTAATTAAATTACAAAAAACTTTATCACCTAACAATGATTCATTATTAGGATTAGATATATTAAAAAATAATATTACTTATGACTCTAGTTTTAATAATTGTACATATTTAGGAAATTATCCATATTTACCAACTAGTCAGATGAATAATATAGATGCGCCATTTATATTAAATTATAATATTGATATATCTTTCGGTTTATATCCGTATAGAATTATTTTAACTGATGAAACTTATGTGGATCAAAGTATTTATAGATTAGATTTTCTAGAAGGTGAATATTTATTTAATAATTTAAGTATTGATTATCCAATTGTATATAATAACCTAATTGAATTTTTTATAAAAGAAGATATAAACCGTGAACAAAACTTTAGTATCAGTTCATTTAAAACTTATGATATTTCAAGTAATACTTTTATTGGTTACGTATATCAATTAACTTTAACAACTGATGATTTAGTTAATCTGGATTTTACTAAATTTACTGCAATAAAATATAGAAATATGAATTTGATAACATATAATAATTATTTAGTATTTCCTAATTACATTGACCAATTAAATTCATTTATTCAAGCAGAACTTATTGTTGGTATTGAAAAATTTAATGTTTCTGGAAATACTACATATATTACTCTATTGAACTTAAATCAAATTTTGAATGCAATATCAACAGATTATACTGTGTATTTTCAATCTAATAATCAAAATTATAGAATAGTTGATATTTTTAATAAGAATATTCAAGTACAAGGAGCTATTACTAATTTTGTAAATACGAAAATAATATTAACGATAAAACCAACTGCATATTCAAATCTAAATCAATTAATGTTTCATTTGGTATTAGCTTCAAATTTAATAAATTATTCATATTATTTTGATTTAGTAAATGTTGTTAAAAACTTTAAAATAAATGATACAATTTATTGTAAAAATTTAAATTTTATTGGCGAAAATGAATTAGATATATTATTAAATTCAAGTGATGTTTCTAGTGATTATGTAATAAATAATATTACGCATTATGCTAAACTTGGAGAATATCCACCTGAACCAATTCAAATATTTAAAAAAATGAATCAATTTTTGTATCAATTTTCAGGGCTTCCTACTATAAATGAAAAAACTAATTGTTTTATTGTTTATGATTTATCTTATAATGAATTTAATGCGAATGAGTATATTGATAATTTTAAAAAAAATTTAGATACAGCTGTTTATTATAAATCTTTAGATATAATTAGACAACCTACAATGACCCAATTTTTATGTGAATTATACGTTTCTGTTATAGATTTACATGATCATTCTTTTGGTGGTGTTATTAATACTTGGTATGTAGAAGAATTTACACACGTTAATAATTTATTAAGATTTGTTCCTGCTAAAAATTTTAGTTACGATGAAAATTACACTTATTATATAAATGACAAATTAGTTACTACTCCAATTATATATGTTAACACAAATGATAAATGGTTACGTCAAGGATATCTTGAAATTTTTGATTATATATATTTAGATAGACCATTCTATTTTAAACAATTAATTATTAAAAAACAACTATCTCAACCAAGTATTAATCAATTAGCAGAAGTACAGTTATTCGATTCTATTGATATTAAATTTGATGGTTATATTCAAACCTTGACTCAAACTGGTGATGAAATAGGAGATTATATATATTTAATAGATACTGGTCTTCCAACAAATATTACAACTGATTCCACAATTTATTTTAATTCAACAACAATTACTCAAGGGAAAGTATTATTAGAATCACCCTTGTATGTAATATCACCAGTATTGTTAAATAATGTAAATTCTGTATATGTTAAAGAATTAGATTTACTTTTATCAGACATTACCGTAACACTAGTACAATATGCATATATGCCATTTACATTGTATAAAAAAATAAATATAAGAAAATATCAATTATTTTTTAGAGAAAAAACCTTATATTTTTTAGACCAGTTTATTACTAATAGTCTTGAATTAAATAAATTTTATTTGGTTAGTAAATTTGCTCAATTAACTTTGGAAAAAAGATTTAATAATCAAGTGATGAGTCCTTCACCCGAATTAGAAAATAAAACTGTAACTACTACTACTATAACTAATACTACTGAAAGAGCTGTTTTTAATGATAATTTATATACTTTACTGTTTAATTATATTGAATTTTATATTAATGATCAAAGAATAGAGCAATTGAATCCGGATACAATGAATATTCAGTATCAATTTTTGAAAGACCCTGTGCGTAAAAAACAATTTGATAAGGTAGTAAAACCTTATGGTAATAGAATTATTATACCTCTAGAGTTTTGGTTTGATGGTCAATCGCCTTTATATGTACCAATGTTATGTTTACAACATTCTGATGTATTTTTAAAATTTGAATTAAATCAACTTGTAAATTTGATATCGAATGGTCCAAATAAGTCAACTGATACAATTAAATATAAAATTATTAATACACCTGAAATTAATATTAATTTAAATATAGATGGAATAATATTAGATATACCAGAAAGAGAATTATTTGGAAATAATAATCATGAATATATAATTGAAATATTTAAAACATATCCAAATAGCTTAATTGATAGTGTAAATACTTCATCAAGGATGAAATTTACTAATTTAGCAAAAGATTTATTTTTAACAACACAAGTTTTAAGTACTGGTCTAAATACTTATACATCTACTACTGTAACTAATGATGCTTATTCTAATGATTATAATTTAAGAAAAACAGCGTACGATATTTTTAAACAAACTGGTGTTTATGGGGGTATAGTTAAAGTAGAATATATTATAGATTTTAGTTATTTAAAACAAGCAGAATATGAAATTAATGTTAAATCAGAAAGATATTTATATTTTATGACATCTTCTGTATTATCTAAAAATATTGAGATGTCTTTGTACTTGGATACTAAATTTCAAAATAATTTAAAAACTTTATCAGCTAAGCGTTTGAATTTAATAAAATACTTCTTGTATAATTATAAAAATATAAGTAATACAACATTAATTAGTCCAATAAAAACTATGAACATTCAAACAGCTGGAATAGATTTATTTACAGCTTTAGATAGTACTTATTTTAATTTAGTTGTTCCTTATCAAAAGTATTTAAATTCAGTTGATATGGGTTATTACGCATATTCTTTTGCATTACATCCAATTGAAAAACAACCTTCGGGTCATATAAATTTTTCAACATTAGACGATATAGTAATAAAAACAGTAAATAATTCTCAAGTAGTAAATGATCCATTTATCTTGAAAACAACTGTAAGAGAATATCAAATACTTAGAATTATGAGTGGAATGGGTGCTTTGGCTTGGAACTAAATTATAGATAGTAACCTAGTCCTCCTAATCCATTCAATATTCTAAACACATTTAATTGAATACCATAACTGGTTATATTAATTGGATTCTGATAATTTATCAATTTGTTAAAATTTATTGATAAATATGCATCATCAATTTTACTAAAGTTCATTGTACCAGATGGTTGATAATCTAAAGGATTAATACAAAATGCAAACATATGAATACCTTCTTGTGCAGATGTAAAATGATTTTGATAGATTTGAATATTTGTATAATATTCTGGTTTATTTAATTCTATTCTATTGATTGAATTTAATACAATTAATTCTTTTTCTATAATTCGAGTGGTTGTTGTAGAAACAGGTGTTAATGTATAATTAAATAAATCATTTGCATTATAATTTGATACTAATTGAGCTCTCCAAAAAATCATTTTAATTGGATTTACAAAGGGTATTTTAAATGAAATATTAGTAGAAGAAAATGTTTGTTGTTGAATATTTTGAACAATTGGTACTAAATATTCGTGTTCGTTATTAATAAAAAGGAATCTTTCACTATTATCTAAATAAATATAATTTACTATTAAATAAGCAGTTTGTAAAGATGGAGTATTAATTCGAAAGTAATCTTCATCTGTAACAACTATTGAATTATTATTTAAATTCTGCTGAAAACTAGAATCATCTCCAATAATTGCGTAGTTTTTATCCCCACTTGTTGTAGGAATTAAAAAGTCTCCTTGAATTTTGTTATAATACATATTGTTATTTACTGAATCATAATAAATGAAAGTTCCTATTGCAGTAGAACCTCCTACATTTTGTCTAATTATTTCACCTTCATTAAATAATGTAAATGGTTCATAGGTACTTATATAATTAGTAGGAGATTGGAGAAAGCATTTATTAAAATCATTAAATTGAACATGAATTTTAATATCATTATGAATCATTGCAACAATAGGTAATGCTATACCAATTTCTTGACAAAACCAAAAGTTTAGAGGAATATATAAACTATAAGATGTTTTTCCATTGGTATAATTAGTTAATAAATCAATATTACCAATCATTTTATTATATCCTTTCTTTTTACCTAAATTTATAACTAATTCTCCCCAAATATTAAGATAATCTCCATATTGTCTTTCAATTAATACACCTCCAATTTCTAAATCAACATAATTAATTAATGCTAACCCGACTTTTTTAACCCAAGCAAATTTTTTCACTCCAGTTGGTAATACTGAAGGGTTATCCTTTATGATATCAGGAAGTTCTACATATAAATATAATTTTTCTAACAGGTCAGCATTTTTAGATAAATTAACAGTAACTCTTCTACCAAAATCAGGAGTTGATTTAAAATATTGTGCGATTGTATCAATTGAAAAATTGGTATATCTTTTATGTGATATTTTAAAAAATGTTATTTCAGGTTCTGATGATAAATAAATATTTTCTTTACCAACGGAAACTAATAATAATAGTCCTAAGCCCATATTAATATTTGTTTAGAAAATTACTTTAAAGTATTTTACTTAAATGTAATTTGCTAATTTACAGTGTGTTGAGGAAATTGTAAACGTGCATTAGATAATGTTTTATTATTATCAGGTACTTGACTACTATTTTCAAACAAATTTCTAATTACTGAAGTAATATTTTTTCCTTGAGTGGAAAGAGTCTTATTGTCCATCTTTAATTTTTCTTTCTCGCTTTGAAGAACTCCAGATACATTAGCTCCAGACATTCCAGAAAGTTTAGAGATGTTTTCATTAATTTGTGCTACTCTACTTTCTAATTCAGAAAATTTATTTAACATTGTTTCAATAATACGATTATCAGAATCTTCTACTTGTTTACCGTGAAGTTGAAGATTATTAGTGATGTTAGTATACATTTCTTTTAAATCATTAGCACAATTAGTTGGTTCAGGAGCTCCACCAACCATACTGTAATAGCTATTTAAGGAATCAAGGTATCTTATTTTATTAACATAAGAAAGATTTTTTCTTTCATTTTGAGAACCACCTCCTACCATTTCAATTTTTCCATCTTTTGTAAAAATTACTTTTTTAGGTGTAGGTCTTGTTTTTAAATATTTTTCTGCAGAAAATACTCTTCTTGGTTCAGTGCAATTAGGTCTACGAGAAAACCAAGCTTTTGATGTTTTCATTGTTTCAGGTTCTCCAGAAAATTCAGGGTCAGTTACAAATGCAACTAAATATTCAAAGATTGAAGTTAATTCAGTATTTGCTCTGATTGCATTAGCTTCAGGGCTAGTTCCTAAAGAATTATGCCAATTTAATACAATTACATCTGCTTTAGTTTCACCACTAGAAAGGAAAGAACCGAAACCATTTGCTACTAAAATATCTCTAATATAAGTTACTTTTCCATCTTCGGAAAGTTTTAAGCCTTTAGCATAATCAGCTCTTAATTTATTAAAAGTTTTAATACATTCTGCATCTCCTGACATACATTTTTTTAATAAACTTGCGCATTCACTAGCATTAGGTGCTACAATACATTTATTATAAACTTCGGACATTTTTATATAATATCATTTAGAAATTAATTTTAAATTCTAAATATTTTTAAATTTAAAATCTAAAATTATATAATGATAAATTTTAACGAAAATTTTTACGGACTCTCTGTAACGACTTGGTTAATTATGGGAATAATTCTTCTAGTAATTTTATACATTGTATTTTTCCATAGAAAATCAACTCCTATAAAACCAGAAAAATTTAAAAACTCTAATGGAATTCCAGCAACTATTTACAACTTTAATACTAGTTGGTGTGGATGGTCTACTAAATTTCAACCTGAATGGGAAGAATTTTCAAATCTAGTGAATGCAGACCCATCTTTAAGTAACATTACTGTAATGGATGTTAAATGCGATAATCCCGATAATGAAGCTAAATGTAAAGAATTTGAAGTAGAAGGGTTCCCTACAGTAATTATTGAAGTAGGAGATAAAGTAGGAACCTATAAAGGTGCTAGAACTGCCAAAGATTTATTGGAAACTGTAAGAAATTTGGAACCTCCCGTCTAAAAAAGAAAACCCCCTACTGATTAACTATTTAGTTAACTGAGTAATGAGGGAACTCAATTCCTTATAAAATTCCAAATCCTTTATTTTTTCTAAAGGACACTTGTCTATTCCTAAATACGCACCATACCAACTTGCACTAATAGCGGATATAGAATCATTGTCTCCAAAAAAGAAAACATTATTAAATAAAAAAACTTCCCAATTAAATTTTGGATTTTCAGTATTTACTATCATATTTTTATCAGGTATTGCTGCTAATAATAAATTATCATATGCTAAAATTGTTGCTTCTAATCCAGAACCACCAAATTTATCATAACTTGACTTTTTCGATATATATGTTACTGATGTGTAATTTATTAAATCTTCTATTTTGCGTCCTGGATTTAAAAAATTAGGAAGATTTCTAAAATTCATCTTGTTAAGCCTATCTTCATTGTATTTTTCCCAATATGAGAAGAAACTATCAATTTCATCAGTGATATCTTCATCTATATATTTTTTAATTAGATTATGAAATACTTTCTTTTTATAAAGCTTAATTAATTCTAAGGACCATTTAAATGGTGAAATATCTTCTACAGCGTAAGCAGTAAACAAAGCAGTAACAATACCTCCTAAAAATCCTATAGAATAATTATGAGTTACCAATGATGCTATTAAAGCTTCTTCACATACCTTATTTATATTCTTATAATACTTTAATCCAATTGGGGCTGTTCTTATTGCACATCCATTTCCACCATTATTAGAAGAATAAGGAAGACTTTTTATACTTTTGGTTTTTTTAATTTTTTCTAACGATATTAGAGTTGATTTCCCAGATATACGAACTTCTTCTTTTAGCACTGGCAAATATTTTAAATAGGATTCAATATAATTTTTTTCACCTCCTCCTTTTACAACTCCCGCTCCAGTAGCAATAATTAAAATAGTGTCGTCAGATGATTTTAATGATTCAAAATTTATATTTTCTAATCCTCCCATCATGTAATAATGATTCAAAAAGAAATAATTAATCAAAAGTCCTTCAGTAATTGTATCAGTTTTATTACCATAATTAAATTCCCATTTTCCATTAAAAAATGCTAATGTTTCCAAGAAAGAAGATAAATATATACATCCTTCTATTTTTTCTTTATAGTTTACCATTATAATATAATCTAGATTTAAAGTATATTTTTATATTATATTATAATGTCTACAAATTTTCAAAATTTGAAATACAACTTGTATGAAATTATTGGTGTTACTCGAGATGATTCTGAAAAGAAGATAAAAAAAAATTATTTAAAGTTAGCAAAAGAGTTACATCCTGATAAAAATCCAGATTTTAATGAAGAAGTATGGAATCATATTTCAATTGCAAATACTGTTTTAAATAATCCTCAAACTAGAGAAAAATACAACGAATTCTTAGATCAAAAAAATAAGAAAGAGTCCTTTCAATTGAAAACTAGTTTTGAATACGAAGTGAAAGATATTGAAAAAATGTTTCCAGTTAAGGAAGAGTCAAAGCAAAATTTTAAAAGTAAGATAGAAGAATTAAATAAAAAACACGGATTTAATGCAACTAATGAAACAAATGTATTAAAACAATATAATACTGTTAAACAATCTAGAGGACAAATTAGTATTCCTCAAGAAAGAATTAGCGGTACGTCTGATTTTAATAGTAAATTTGAAAATAGAAAAGACAATGGAACATTTAATGACCAATTAATTACAATTAATCAAGGTAATTCCTCATTAGCAGCTTATCAAGTGAATGATGGATTAGCATCAATTAATGATTATTCTTCATTGTATTTGGAAGATTCAATTTCTACAGGAGGTTTCACTAGTTTAGATTTAGCATTTAAATTGCATAAAGTAGATACCAATATTAAACCAAAAACATTAGAAGAAAAAATGAAAGAATATAAAAGTGTTAGTACCAATTTAAGTACAAGAAAACCAGTTGATTATTCTTCTACAAAGTTTGAGGACTGGCATGACAGTAACAATTAACGGCATGACAGTAACAATTAACGGCTAAAATCGACT